GCCCCGATCCCGAAGCTTGTTTCCGAGAAGACAGATGAGGCGTAGCCAGGGAACCCGGTACCGCCAGCATCCTGCGCCGCAATCCACGCCGCACCGCTCCACCAGTACAAGATGTTGCCGACCGTGTCGAAGTACAACTGACCCTTGACCGGAGCGGACGGTGCCGCCGCCAGGTTCTGCACGGCTGCGTTCTGCAACTCGTTCTTGGAAAGGTCGATTGCGGTGAGGAACTTGCGTGCCATGTCTGCCCCTAGCTGAGATACGCGGTGCCGGTGAACGCGCCCGAGAACTGAATCGTCAGCGTGCTGCTGTCGATATGCGCGACATCACCTTCACAGGTCGCGCCGGATGAGTCGATGACGGTGACGTTCGGAAAGAAACCGAGGCCATGTACGACGATCCAACTGGCAGCGACGGTGTCTTGGTGGTGGACGTAGGCAACCGGACCACCGGTCCCGCCGGACGGTGGCGCGATGGCGTCGCTGTCGTACCACAGTTCGATCGTCGGATGAATGGCGATCGGATCGTCGGTGCCCACCCACACTTCGTCGGTGCCGCCTCCGGTACCGGGTGGACCGGGTGGACCGGCCGCTCCGGGTGGGCCTGCCGGTCCTGCCGGTCCTTGGACGCTGCCGATGTTGACCCAGGCGTCGCCGGTCCACGCCCAACCATCACCATTGGAGTCGACCCACATGTCGCCGTCGTCATGCGGCTCAGGGTCCTGGGCGGTGGTAGGCGGGCCCGGCGTCGGGATCGTGCCGAGGAAGTTCCACGGTCCACCACCGGTCGTCGTTTCGATCAGCGCAATGCGTTTGGCAAGATCGAAGAACGCGCGTCGTTCGGGATCACGGGTACGCGCTTCGTACCCTGGATGCCCCGGTCGCAACGTCACGACGCCTGTTCGTTCTCCCTGGCGGCGCGCTCACGCGCGACGAACTGCCCGGCAATGCGATCGAGTTCTTCGTCACTGAGGTCTTTGGCGGGACGGTTGACGGTGATGTCCAGCTTCTGCGGTCGCAGCCCGTCGACAAGTTCCATGTACTTCGATGCGGCTGCGACGTGACGGGGATCGTCGCCATCGCAGCCGGTGCGATAGAGGGTGTCGAGCAGGTTCTGTTTGCGCTCCGGCGAACCGATCGTTTGGAGGTAATGCTGCTCCCAGGCGAGGACGAACGTGCGATCCTTCTTCCAGCGGTTGAGCGACGTGTAACCGATCCCGTGTTGCTCGGCAAACTCCTCTTGGGTCGCTGGCTCACGATCGCGCTTGGGCGTGCAGAGCCATTCGATGAAGACCTGCCGCCGGAAGTCATCAGCATCCGACACAGCGTCATTGTGTCAGACTGCCGCCAGCACGACCGACAATAGGAGGTCTCATGCTTGCCGATATCGCACATGGTCACGTCGACGGCGCTGACGTGTTCTTTCTGATCGCCGTCATCTTGGCGGTGTTCGCCGGGTTGGCGTATGGCAGCCGTCGTACCGACGCCCTGCCCTGGGCGCCGGTACTACTGTCGTTCGCTGTGGCGTGCGCTGCGTTCGCCTGGCTCTTGTTGTGAGTGACAGAGGCAATCACACGGATTGATGGGCGTGGCGTAACGGCACCGAATGCACGGCCCGGCAAACGGGTCGTCAGGGACAACTACGCCTTCGCCCAAATCGCGATCCAGTCGATTTCGATGTCGCCTGCGACGTCGGGGTCGGGCACGACGCCGTCAAGCGTGGTCTCGGTCTGCAGCACCCAATGCATCGAGCCAGGGCAGCCGTCAGCGTGATTGTCAGGGACGCGCTCGGTGGTCTTGCCAATCTCGGCGCCGTCGAGCAGGAACCGGCACAGGTTGCGTGACCACTCGATCGTGTAGACGTGCCATTGCGTCGTGTCGCACGCCTTGTTGCCCATCGAGTATTGGTCGTTGCCAGCGGTGGCGTTGAGGCGGTGCATGAAGCCGCCGATGTGCTCGTGCTGGTCGAGGTCGTTCTCGGGGTAGTCGATTTCGCCGATGCCGCCTGAGACGTTCTCGCCAGTTCCGCCCTTCTTGTGCTGGGTGTTGGTGCCGTAGTCGGGCCACAACAGCCAGGCCACCTTGTAGCCGGGCAGGTCGTCGGGGAAGCGGATGCAGACTTCGTAGCGTCCAAACAACTGACCGGGCCACTTGATCGCGCTGCCGTTGGGAATCTTCGGCACCGGGGCGCACACCTGGGGCTGTCCGTCCTTGGTGTGGATGTGCTTGCGCAGGATGCTGTCGGCGGCGCTGAGCGTGGTCTTCGGGTTGTACTGCCCGTTGCCCGACGTGTCGTAGTAGTTGTCGGGGTAGGCGAGCAGCTTGTCGCCGTAGGGGCCGGGGAAGGCGCCGACCGCGAAGTCCTCGTCGAAGTCGTCGTTCCAGATCAGTTCCCAGCCGGGCAGGTCTTCGCCGGGACACGGGATGCCGCTGGCGTTGCCGGTGCTGGGAGGCGGGGTCGTGCCGCCGCCCTGCTCCAACTCGGTGTACTCGGTGAGCAGTTGGGTGAGGTTGTCGCGCAGTTCTTGGACGTACTCGAACGCGGGTGTTGGCATGACGTTCCTTTCTTGGTTGGCGCCTGCCCCGGCGAGAACCTCACCGTACAGCACCCGCCAAATAGCAAAGTTATATCTAACGTATAGATTGGTATGGTACCGATCGGATGTGCTAGGGTCGGTACATGAAACTCGAAGCGTCACCAGCATTGGACACGGCGCGGGCTGAGCCCGCCAACGTCACCGTGCAAATGAACCTGCGTGTGCCGTACTTCTACCGCGAGCAGTTGATCGCCGAGGCCCGCAAGCGCGGCCTCTCGATCAACCGTCTGCTCGTCAACGCGCTCGTCGCCTCAATCCCACCCGAGCAATGAGGGTCGCCGGGATCGACCCCGGCGTCGACGGGGCAATGGCCTGGGTGGACTCGATCGGCCTGGCGGCGATCGCCGATCTGCCAACGGGCCCGCACGGCATCGACCCGGTTGCCTTGCAAGAACAACTGCGAGCCTGGGGCGTTCACAGCGTGTATCTCGAAGACAACCGGGCCAACGGACGGAATGGCAGTATCGCGAACTTCTCGATGGGACGCAGCGAGGGTTTAGTCGTCGCTGCCGTGCTGTGCGCCGACCTGCCGCTGCATCGCATCAAGCCGATCGAGTGGCAACGCAAAGTCGGACTCGGCAACATCCCCTCCGGTGATCGCAAAGAGGCGTCACGGATGCGGGCCCGCGAGATGTACCCGGCGCTGCGTGACGAGTTGAAGCGCAAGAAGGATCACAACCGCGCCGAGGCGTTGCTGATCGCGCACTACGGACAGAAGGATTCGCAGCCATGATCGCTCGCTTCATCGGAGGGATGCTCGACGGCACCGAGCAAGACGTGATGGGCGCGGAAGCAGTACACCCCATCATCGACGACCAGTACAACGCCGACTATGCCGCCTGGTTTGCTCAATACGGAATCGCCCGCGCCTGGCGATGGGCGGGGAACGAGCCAGATGACGACATACCGCCTGAACCACACATGCCATGCGAGGTCTACCGCTGGGAGCGCGATGGCGATGACTTCGTACTCGTCTTTGATCGGATCACGCGATGAGCGATGTCACAGCCCTCGGTCACACTTGCTTCGTGGCGACGCTGCAGCACTTCATCGATCACGGCGCGACACGCAACGAACGTGATCTGGCACGAATGCTGCTCGACCTGTACCGCCTCGTCCCAACCAACCCACTCGTCGTCCACTACGTCAACGAGTTCACCTTGAAAGCGACTGCCGCATGAGCGCTGAACCCCATCCAAACCAGCAGACCGACGTGAATGAGCGGTGCGTCGACTGCAACTTCCCGTTGGTGAAACGATCCCCGAACTCGCCCGCTGTACGTCGCTGCCAGAACTGTTGGGAAGCGCACAGGAAGACCAACCCATGAGCCTCGACCTGGAAGACATCGAGCCGACGACGCGCACCGACTACCGGCGCAGCAACGGCGCACCACAGGTCGTCGTCAACGGCAAATCCGAGCGCTACTCACGCCCGTCGTCGTTCGCTGATCCGCTCGACGACAAGAGCGCGCTGACGAACTGGCGGATCGACCGGGGCTGCATCGGCGTCGCCAGGGATCGTGCGCTACAGGCGCGGTGGTGTGCCATTGATCCAGACGACAAGGGCCAGGCAAAGGAGAAGGAGAAACTTCGTCAGGACTCCATTTCAGCGGGTCGTGGTGCGGAGGCTGCGGACATCGGTACCGCGTTGCACGCGATGTCATGCCGCTGGGAGCGTGAGCCGACGTTCTCGCCGCCGGAGCCGTACCTGTCGTCGTTGATGGCGTACGAGCGAGCGATGAACGAACTCGGTCTGCAATCGGAGCGCTTCGAGTTCCAGATCGTCAACGTCGAGCATCGCTGCGCCGGGACCGCCGACCGTCTGTACCTGTTGACGATGCCATTGGTGACGCCGTCCGGTTCGATCCTCGAAGCGGGCACCTACGTCATCGGTGACTTGAAGACGGGTGCGAAGTTCGAGTATTCGATGCCGAGCTACGCGGTGCAGATGGCGCTGTACGCGGGCGGTCAGTTCTACAACGTCGTCACCGACGAGTTCGAGGACACACCGCCGATCGACCAGTTGTGGTCACTGATCGTCCACATGCCTGCCGACAAGCCGGGCGAGTGTGAGTTCCTGTGGTGCGATCTGGAAGTCGGTCGCTTCGGGGCGTACATCGTCGATCAGGTCAAGCTGTGGCGCAAGAACTGGCGGGCCGGTGAGTTCGAGTTCGCGCTGGCGACGACGGGCGAGCCGCAGCCGACGACGATCGGGCTTACAGTGGACGACGAGCCCGTCGTCGTTGACAGCCTTCCGCCCGCGTCCGACGACGGGCTCACAGAATCGCCAGAGGTCGAGGCGCGGCGCATCGGCCAATCGGATCGAGATGTCGAACCGATTATGACCACCGCGTCCTCGGCCTCTGACGTAGACGCGGGCGAGCCCATCGCTCCGGGGCAGGAGAACGATGGGCTCGCAGAGCTTGTCGATTGGGCGAAACTTCGACTGTCCTATGTTGCCCAGAACGAGGCGGCAACCAAACTGCTGCTGCGCCTGTGGCCGCAGGGGCTGCCGACGCCGAAGCAGGGCGTCCGCACGATCGAGCAGGCCAACGAAATCCTGAGCCTGCTCAGCAAGGTCGAAGCCGAGTTCGAACTCGGTTTCGTGGAAGGCGGGCCCAAATCCGTGGGCCCGTCGACATCAACCCGCAAAGGGAGAAGGAAGTAGTCATGCCTGTTTCATTGAGTGACATCGGGGGCGGCGGCAAGTCGTGGTCCCCCGAGACGATCGGCGACAAGATCAAAGGCACGATCCGTCTCGTCGAGCGCCGTCCGCAGCGTGAGTTCGGTACCGGCAAGGACTTGATGTGGGACGACGGGCGCCCGCGCCTGTTGACCTACATCGAGTTGGAGACCGAGCTTCGTGACGACGACGAAGACGACGGCGTGCGCGCCCTGTACGCGAAGGGCGGCAAGAACTTCGAGGCCGCGCAGGGCTCGGGGACGTCGATGGAGGTCGCGATCGCCGAGGCGGTGCGTACCGCTGGCGAGAAGGCGATCGAGGAAGGCGCCACGCTGACGGTGGCCTACACCGGCATCGCCAAGCCGACAACGCGCGGATATCAGGGTGCCAACTTGTTCAAGGCGCAGTACAAGGCGCCGGTCTCGTCCGTGTCGACCGACGACCTGTTCGGCGAGTCGTAACATCGGCTGTCGGTCGCAGCCGACCTTCAACCGAGAGGGGCAAGGTAATGCAGAAGGTGACATGTGAGGGCTGCGGCGCCGTGGGTGATCCCACGGCGCAAGCCTTCTTCCAGATGGTGACCGGCTGGCGCCGGTTGTATCCGTCGACGCAGGGGTTGCGGGGCCGCAAGGCCGAGCAGCGTTTCGCCTGCCGAGCGTGCGTCGACGGCTTCGAGAAGGCCGGATTCCAATGGCAGCAGCCATCGTTATTCGAGGCCGGGACGTGAGCGAGCTATGCGTGATGGACGGGTGCCGCAGAACGGTGTCGCGGCGTGGCATGTGTTGGAAGCACTATCAGCGGCGTCGGCGGCTGGCAGACGAGTCCAACACCCACCAGTACGCATCGACACCGCTCGGCCCGTGCCGATGCGACGAAGCGATACCCGGCGTGGTGCGCTGGTTCGGTTGGGGTTCGCGACGCTACATCGAGCGCGAGCCGCAGCCGGGCGACGCCGTCGAATGTCAGACGTGCGGTCGTCCGATCGCACAGTTCATGGCCTGATGAGATTGCCCGAAGGCGAAACGCTGTGGACGACGTTGATCTTCGTCGTGCTGGTGTTCATCGCCGTGGTGCTGATCTGGGTCTACCTGTAACACCCTGGGTTGCAACGACGAGAGCCCACCGGACGAATCCGGTGGGCTCTCAGTCCCATCAACCCAAATGATGAAAGGAAGCGTGTTGGCGCTGCCATGGCCGACGATACCAATAACCACGACGACGAGATAGGTCTACCGACGATTCTCGATCGGGCGTGCCACGTCATCGACGTGATTCCGATCCGGCTGTTTCCGGTCAACGCCCAAACCAAGCGCCCGCTGCCGAGCTACATCTGGCCGCAGCGTGCCACCGATCGCAAGAACCGCATCGTCGAAGATTTCCTGTACGCAATCGAAACCTGGGGCGAAGACAACGTATCGATCGCATGGGCGCTCGGACTGGATGGCTGCCTGGCTATAGATATCGACGTTGTCGAGGAAGCGTGGCCTCCATTCATTCACGAAATCATCGACGAAGCGGTGATCAATCCGACTGCGCGGGGCACCCATCTCTATTTCGCGAATCCGAAGGATTTCCAGCCGGGTAACGGTGCATCAAACCTGCCCGACTCACATGGCATCGACGTGCGCGGGGCGGGCGGCTATGTCGTGATCGACGGGCCCGATCGTCCGGGTCTCGATCCCCGTTCGCTGCACATGCTGCACAAGTTCCCGCGCCGAGAGTGGCTGGTGCCCTACGGTGGCGACGGCATCCACGCTTCGACGCAGCAGGTGGTCGAGTTCGCCAACGCCCATCACGGCCCGATCACGTCGGAGCCGTCATGGAAGGGCGTGCTCAACATGACCGACCCGGAACGCTGGGATACCGACCTGAACGGGACCGGCAAGGGGCGGCATAACACCTGCTTGGGCAGGATGACGAAGTTCGCCGAGGAAGCGCAACTCGGGCTGTACTCGTTCCGAGAGGCGCTGACGTTACTGCGCTCCTGGTGGGAAGCGGTGATGGAGGGCGAGGATCGGCGCCGGGTCAAGGACGAGTTCAACCTGATGATCCCGTGGGCGGTCGGCAAGGCGCTCTCGAAGAACGCCGAGCCAACCGAAGTCGCCGACGAGGGTGAGTCGCCTGCGCTTGAAGGTGACAATAGCAAGGCGCTGATCCAGTTTCGGGAACTGCCCGATCCGTTCGTGCTGCCGCCGATCGAATGGCACGCCAAAGGGCTGCTGATGAGCGGTACGCACGGTGAACTCGGGGGCCCAGAGAAGTCGATGAAGTCGTACCTGGCGCTGTCGACGGTGACTGCGATCGCGCTCGGTGTACCGGTGCTGGGGCATTTCGACGTTCCCGAGCGGCAACGGGTGCTGATCCTGTCAGGCGAGGGCGGCGAGGTCGGGATGCTGAGACGCGCGGAGCGGATCGTCTCTGCGTACGGGGCGAATATCAACGATCTGCGGCCGTGGCTGCGCTACACGACGATGACGGCGCCGCTGACATCGAAGCTGATGATCGACTCGATCGCGGCAGCAATCGACGAGTTCGACCCGGCGATCGTGTGGCTGGACCCGTGGTACGCCTACGCGCCGGGCTCCGCAGTTGCCTCGTCAGCGCTGCTGACCGACATCGGACAGGTGCTGTCGAACTGGCGCCAGGCGGTCGGGGTGGGACGCACGGCGATGATCAACCATCACCTGAACACGGGCGGTACCGGCGACGGGCTGCAGCGCCTGGCGGGCGCCGGACACGCCGAATGGTGCGACTCGTGGATGTTGGTTGACCACAGAGAGAAGCCCAACGTCGAGGAAGGCCGGTTCCGCCTGAAACTGCGGGTCGGGAGCCGTCAGTGGGGCGGTGGCGACTACGCGATCGACCTGAGCCTGGGACGGTTCGACCCTGAGCACGGCATCCACATCGGTTCGATCCACTGGAAGGTCGGGCGGTTGTCCGAAGCGCAGGCCGAGACCGACGATGAGCGTCACCAGGCGACGATGATCGAGGCGCAGTTGGCGATCAAGCGGTATCTCCGCAAGCAACAGCGGCCGGTGGGACGCAACGAACTGATCGAAGGCGTGGGTGGCAAGAAGGAACGGATGCGGGCGGCGCTGGGCATCCTGATTGAACGCGGAGAGGTCATCGAACGCTCACTGAAAGTGGCTGGGGCAGGCGGTCGGCCGAAGATCATGTGCTCATTGGCGGACGAATCGTGAGGGGGTTTCCGCCCCGGCCTCTTTCGAGGTTTCCGCCCCAAACGAGGGGGGTTTCCGCCCCGGAACGTACCTGCTCAGAGGGTTTCCGCCCCGAGAAACCCTTTCCGCCCCAGGGGCGATAACCAGTTTCCGACTTTCCGCCCCCAGCCCTATAGGGGGCGGAAAGAAACCCAGGGGGCGGAAACCAACCCATTGATGAAAGGAGATGCTGTGGACAACTCAACGTCGGCAAACGAGACGTGGCCCGCCCCGGACTACGACGAAGACCTGTGGCGCGGTGACGGATCGTTGGCAAAGCCCTACCTGACGATGGAGCAATCGTTCGGCTGGTGGCACCTGACGGGTGGCTGGCTCGAATACTGCATGGACACCGGCCGAGACCCTGACGATCGAGACTGATCCAACCCTCTACTTGGGATTGAGGGGGCAAACGTATGTTCGATTAGTGTTTGGAAGTACCTCACAGAAATCGGTGGGACTCCTACCAACCTTTCGCTTCGCACCCCACCGCCCCCGTTGTGTGGGGGGAGGGGGGGTGCCCATTCGACCCTCGAATGGGGGTTGCCTCAGCCGGTACCACATGAGACGATATAGGTGTCCCCAAATAAAGGGATGTATCTATTCGACTGTCGAATAGGAACCCAAATAAATAATGAAAGGTAAGCGAGACAATGGCTAAGAAGAATGAAACAAAGGAAGTCGAGTTGGAGCGTGGTATTCCCGTGCGCTTCAAGAATGATGTCGATGCCGCATTCACTGAACTAAAGCAAGTGGAGCGTTCGACCGGCGAGACAATCGCATCGGCGCAACTCGAAGCTTTGACTTTGCGTGTGGAGAAGTCGATCAAACTCGGCAAGAAGTTCGAGACGCCGACTGCAAAGGCTTTGATGCAAGCAGCGGGTATCGATCGTGTCGGTAATCAACTGCATGAAGCGTTCAAGGATAAGACATCGGGCATGTACTACACGCCGAAAGAACGGGAAGAAGTTCCATCCGCTTCGATCCTGTCCCGTTGCTTTGATCTATGCGACTTGCACACGCCCGCACGGTTCACAGAGTTCACGGCATCGGGCAACGGGTACAAGCTCGAAGATTATGTGACCGGCTTGAAGATCATGGCGGGTATCCCATTGGGCAATCGGTCGACGATCCTCGCGGCTGAATCGAAAGGTGAGGATGGCAAGCTCAAGAAGTTCAAGCGTCCCGCCCCGACACCAAAGGGAACACCGACCGTTACTTCCACAGAGTTCGGCGTGATCGAATCGAAGACACGCGCTGAACTTGAAGCGATCGTGGCGAATCCGGTTTACAACCTGGCGAAAGTTCCGGTCCCTACATTGCAGCGTTTGCACGATCAAGTCGCGGCAATGTTGATCCTTGCCCGTCCCGCGGTCGAGGAGTTGCCCGAACTCGAAGAAGTGAAGTGATTCCTATTCGACTGTCGAATAGAACGCATACATAGCCCACTCGAAGAATCCCCCCTGGCATTTGCCAGGGGGGATTCTTCTTTGCCCGTGCATCGGAGCGCATTTGCGCGTCACCAGGGATTGCTCGTCTCACTCCGTGGGGCCCCTCCCAACCACAGCATCTCGTCACACGTCGCCATCGACCGACCGACGACCGACCCCCATAACAGCGTTCAACAGCGTTATCAGCACATTGACCCCATTCGACCCTCGAATGGGACTCGAAACCCAACACAACCCAAACCAGCCGCACCAGCGGCCGACCTGAAAGGCAACCCAACCATGAACCGACACGACCCGCTGCTCGTCGAGCACGCGACCGACATTGCTTGCGCGCTCGACGACCTGTCGCTCGATTGCCGTCAAGCGATCGTCGACTCACTCCCACCTGCCGCCTACGACCTGTTCGTCGGTCACATCGCCACCATTCGTCGCGCCCACACCGCGCTCTGCGACCGGCTGTTCGGTGATGACACGGTGATCACGTTCGGCGAGCGCAAGGCCAACCGGCGACCGATCGACGTCAGCAACGATCGCAAGGCCGACCGCTTCATCGATGACCCCGACTTCCGCTTCGCGGTCAACACCGCGATCGAAGTCGCCTGCCCGCGCTGCGACGCACAACCCGGTGCGACCTGCATGACCGTCCACGGTCGTCACGCCGCTCGCGCCCATTCGGCGCGCAACTACGCCAGGCTCGAAGAACTGATCGCGCCACCCGCGCCACGTCCGGTGCAATGCGAGGCTCGCAACGACGACACGGGTGGCCGCTGCCAGCGACCGATGAACGTGCTCGTCGGCGAGATGGCGGTGTGCGTCCGTCACGCTCGTTGGGCCGAGGATCAACAGCGCGACCAGGCACCGCCACGCGGCATCGACCGGCCATCGCTGATCGACGTCGCACTCAGCAAGGTGCTCGACGAGTTCGACCGGGCACACGAGCCGGTGATCGAGTTCTGATGAACCGCCGTCGTGTGATCACCCCGCCCTGCCGTCGTCGCTACATGTGGAGCGACTGGTGTTGGGCTCAGGTCGGCAGCGGTGTCGGGCTCGACTTCGGGTACGACCCCGAATCGTCGGACCTGCGCCTCACGTTGCATCGGCGGTCACGCTGATGGACTGCCCGCCAGGCTGCACCTGCCGCGGTGAGCGGCCACCAGCATGAGCCCGTTCATCAACGCGCTCAACGAGTACAACGCGATCTTCAAGCGACAGCGACCCAGCACACACGCTGAGTACAACATCGCCCGCGTGCTCCACACGATCGACACATCGTCGCGTCGTCGCCGCTACCTGACGACGACAACGACACCATCGATCGACGACTACATCGACTTCGCATACAGCGAAATGTCGAACGCCAACCGCTTCATTCGATAGTCGAATAGGAGCCTCACATAGTTTGCCAAATGC